GGGACTTTAGATTTTTCACAGGCAACTTGATCTGCAAGAGAAGGGCTTTGATTCTCTTTCGGGTGACTGTGAATTATTGCTGTGATTTCGCCTTTTTCTTCTGCTGCAATGTATTCAGAGGAATCAAGTACAAAATGTTCTTCAGGATGATCCGCAATGTTCTTGCATGGAAAATAATTGCTGCGACCTTTTACAACATGAACGATGCCAACACTTTCTTTCGGAAACTCTTCTTTTGCGTGGGCAAGAGCAGCGTCCTTGATTGGCTTAGATAATTTCATCGTGTTCGGCCTGCTGTAGGAAATGATCCATAAGGCAATGGGCTATCAGCACCGAAACGCAACTTGCATGATTCAAGGCGTTTTCCACATTTGTCTTCTGCAATTGTGCTAACTGATTGATCTTGATCATTCCAATAAGTGGAGCCTGTATAAGAACATTCACTCGAACGATAGGCCCATTGACAAATATTGCCTATCAACTGGCGTTGAGGGATGCGTTGACCAGGTAGATCAAGGCGGCTGGCAAGTTCAAAAACAACATTCTGTCTGTTCTCTGAAGCTTTTCTATCTATATACCAAATCTCTACGGGCCATTGAGCATTGGGATCAGCAGCGGATTCTCCATCTAGAAACTTCTTTAATGTCCTAATTCTTCTAACTTCTGCACCTGTCAAATCATTCCCAGTATTGAAAGCATTAACGTCTGACAAAAGCGATGTAATCGTTAAATCTAAATTCGCAACCGTTAGTTTTGGTCTTGGCAACGATCCCGATGAAGAGAATTGAAATCCGTCCGCTTTAATTGGATAACGCACATAAGTATTACTAGCCCAAACGATATTTCCGGCAACATTCGCCTTTAATCCGTCATGCCATCGAACCGGACTTGTGACGGCTGTTCCATGTATAGAAGAATCTAAATGTAATTCAAATAGCTCGATAATCGCATTAGGCGCAAGCACAGAGACGTCTTCATAGACGCTACTAATTGACTGCCAGGTAACACTTCCATCTGTTGCTGTTGACCCTAAATCTGTCGGCCATACAGGCTCAGACGATGCAGAGGTTCCTGCATTTGTGACACGAAAGAATAAGCCCGTAACCTGAGCGGAGGTTGCACGGCGGATATCTCCAACTGAATAAGCCGTCGAAGCGGCCCATGCTGATACTGCCATTAGGGTTCAAACACTTGACGGAAAGTTGCTTTGATCGTTGCTCTGTCCTTATAAGGGATAGTCTTTGACCAACCCTCGCAAACAAATTTACCTGCTGATTCTTCCGGTGGAGTCCAACCAAAAGCATCTGCATCAGCAGCTCGAGCGTCCAAGAAATCTTCTATCGTGTCTGATTGTGTTTGGCTAATATTTCCAAAAGTCACGTTGTAAATCTTCGGGTTGTTATTTAAACCCTCTGCAAATCTCATCTCATAACCATCGCCAAAAACAATCTTGCGATTCTTAGGTTTGCTCGCTTTGCGAACACCATAATCAACCGAAACTGAGGGAAAGTTTGCCATTTAAGGTAAAGCAGCTAATAAACCGCCAGGTCGTTTCTGGCTGACTAACTCTTGCTGGATAGCTGCTCCAAGCATAGAGCCAAGCTGGTTTGCCTGATCGTCATCACCTTCAACTTCACTGCCACTTGCGTCAACATTAACGTTGATGCTGATATTGCCACCCATTGAGCTATTTGGAGCAATGCTTCCACTCCTCTTAGGTGTAAACATTTCTGGCCCTCTTTCACCGACGAGATATGAACTTCCGCCGGCAACTGATCCACCCTCTGCCCTTGGTCCTCCGAACGTTTTACTGAGAAAGCCCCCAAAACCGGCAGTAAAAGGCGCGATGATTGCTTGCCGAATAGCAATCCGGATCATGTCAGAGATGATGCTGGTTGCTAATTCCTTAAATTTAAACTTGCCTGTTTCAACAAAGGAGACCAAAGAATCTTCCATGCCTTTGAAGGCTTTTACAACTACATTTCCGACTTGTCCGCCGAAATCATTTACCGTCTTAAGATACGACTGGAACTTAGTAGCAAAAGCAGTTTTAAATTGTTCAGATGTTTGAGCGGTCGTTTTCCCTAATGCTTGCATAGCAGCATTAGCTTTCTGAATTTCTTCGGCTGCTAATTCTCCAGGGATTTCGGTCAAACGTTGATTCAGTTTCTCTATATCGGCTGTAAGAGCTTCAATTAATTTCTTCGTAGGATTAGTGTTGATATTTTCAGAAGTTACCGTCGCACTACCTCCGAAGGCTCTCTCAGGGTTGATTCCTTGCCCTAATTTGTTCGCATTTTCAAGGCGTTGAAGTGTTAATTGAGCCTCAGCTAAAGCCAATTCTTTGATGCTAACGGCTGCTTTTATAGCGGCTGTATCTTGCCCCTCTAAAAGCTCATTAAATTCTTCTTGTGCTCGTTTTTGAGCGACTAAAGAATTACCGTATAAAATCGCCGCCGTTGTAACAAGACCTATAGCAATAGCTATAGGCCCAGCGGCTGCCCTCGTCAGGTGTAACGCTGGGATGACCTTACGAATAAGGATGATTCTTAATACTCTAAAATGATTAATTGCAGCAACAATAAGAGGTGCCAATGTCACAAACCCAGCGGCCACCCCTAACACCCCGACTGACGCTAATTTCATAGCATCAGGTAAATCATCTAACCACTTAATAGCACCAGTCATTGCCTTCGTTAATAACAACTGAGCAGGTAGAAGTATTTCACCAATAGATCTCGACAAATCCTCCGTCGCATTCCTCAGATTCTTCATCTGCTGCGTCGGGTCTTTTGCCATGATCTCGGCAATAGCCGGGCCGCCTTCTTTCTCAATCCTCTTCAACGCCTTGATAACAACTTCGGCCGTCACTTTTCCTTCAGACGCTAATTTCTTAAGTTGTCCAATCGGTACATCCATCTCTTTTGCAATTACCTGATTCAATTTCGGCAATTGTTCCGCGATGCTTCTAAATTCATCACCTTGTAGACGGCCAGAACCTAAAGCTTGCGCTAACTGCAAGAAGGCTCCTGAAGCTGCCCCAGCGCTAACACCCGACAACTTGGCAGCAGTATTGAAGCCAACGAAAGTCGATTCAATATCTTTTAACTCAACACCTATCGGTCTTAAACGTGCATAAATATCGGTAACACTTGCAATAGCTTCCGAGCTGCCCAAACCAAACGTTTTTGCTGCTTTTGCTGCGAATTTATTAGCTTTGTCAAACTCTCCATATTCTTTCGTCAATAATTTCAGCCTTAATTCTGTTTGTTGAAAAGATGCCGCAACGCCGGCCATCCTTCGTCCCGTTTCGACTAATGCCAAACGGCCGACAATTCCAGCAAGCCCACCGAGTCGCGAACTTGCCCCCAGTGCTGACTTGCCTAATCGACCGGCAGCCGAAGTTACTTGATTTATCTTTTGGATCGCGCCCTTGGCGTCGACCTTAAATCTGAGGATTGATTCAGCCATGTTGCGATTCTATCGAGAACGTTTAGCCTTCTCCATTGATTCCTCCTCTCTTTTTGCCTTTATTTCGTAATAAGCAGCAAAATGCACCATCTCGGCGTCTGTTATTTCCCTCCTTAGTTGATTAACCGGCATCCCCAACTCGCAGGCCAAGAAGAACTCAAAGTAAAGCCAACTGTCCTGCTCTAATCGTTTTTTGCCTCTTCAATCTCCTCATCACCCTGAACTTCATGTAGGAATAATTCAATAGAATCAAGGACTTTTTCAGGCAATTCACGTTGTAATTTCAACGCATCGCCTTCATGAAAAGCTCTTGTGCCGTCCTCTAATTCAGCAGCAAGACACATCATTATTGTGCTTGCTTTTAACGCATTATCAGACCCGGCTTTTTCTAATGCTCTAATCCTTACAGCTCGAGTGATTGGCTTGAAGTAAAGATCAACGACTTTTTCACCGTCATGGTTCTCAACATGAAAGACTCGTCGCTCTTCTAAATCAGTAGCAAAAGCACCGATGAGCAAGTCAACGGTGCGCTCTTTTTGTGCAGCCATTTAATTGGGGTTGTTTAGATTAATACTAGAGGGCTTCAGGAATTACGCCTGAAGTAGTGAAGGAACAAGAAACGGTTCCGACTTCTCCAGTTGTTGATCCAAATTCTGCTGACGTGATGATGCCAGCGAAAGGACCAATCTTCTTTGTGCCGTCTAAATACAACTCGAAAGAAGCGTCTGCGGGGTCATCTGCCCTAAGCACATCTTCCATGAGCTTCAGTGATTCACCTGTCGCAGCATTGTCATAAATCAATTCAACAGTGCCTGAGCCTGAGATCAATCCACCGATGTGTGAACGTGCGCTATCACCTTGAACAGTCGTCTCAAGAACTTCTTTCTCAATACTGAGACTCCAGCTTCTTGTATTTGCGATTGTTGCAAGGGTGCCACCCTCTGACTCAAATTTAACTGAGCCATCCTCACCGCGTACTTTTGCCATAATTAAAGTTCCTCGAAGGTTTCAAAAGTGCAGCGCACTTGAGTTTGGAAGTAACCCTCGGGATTAGCTGACGCCATCACCTCGGGGCCGATCGGGGCGTCGAAATAGACACCCGATACTTTAATCCGATTATAGAGGTCTCGAATACGTTTACCGATTGTAAAGTTTGGACCAGGGCCTCGGCCTTGCGCAGTGTAAATATTAACGAGCACCAAACCTGTTATTAAATTCACTCCACCCATCGCTTCATAAGTGCTACCTGAAAAGCTGACATTGCACTGACACCAGCTCTTATTTTTAGGCGGTGTGTATGACATGTTGTGGAAAACAACAGGGATTTTGTTCCCTGTAGCAAGTTCCGTTGACAATCTCTTTTCAATCGTCGAGCGAACAGTGTTGAGATTAGTGGCAGCCATTAGAACCTTCCTGACCTAATCATTCTGTCAAATTCTCGCTCGACCCACTTCTCCATGCTTTTTGCTATGGCCTCTGGATAGCCCGGCTGACATTGCTTGCTCTTGTGAGAGCCTCCCCAAGAAGGAGGCAGGCCCGTTCCAAACGCTATTGCTTCGGCGTATTCCATATTATTAGTAATGACATAAGTATTTCCGACTTTTTCTTTCTCCGAATATTCACGCCGCTGTGGATTCCTTAATCCGATATTGACTGCCTGCGTAGTTGCATCAGCGACTAAACGAGCCTTTGGTACTTTAGGGCCACCTTTTTTGTCTTCTAATTTAAATGCAGCATCTTTATTCTTGCCGATAGCCCAGGCATTTCGCATCGTGCCTGTGTCAACAGGTGTTGCAAGCTTCAGCCGAGCATCACACTCGAGAACACAAGTATGAAGTATGGCATTCGCAGCCTCTTCAAAAAACTTGCCAATATCTTCATTAGCAGGAATTTCTCTAGTCATCCTCTTAAATACATCTTGTAAGAGACATCTATCCCAGCCTGTTTTGTCGTTGTGACGCGGATGATCTGAAAGACGTCCGATCCGATCATGACTTCATCGGCTGTTGTGGGTGCATTAGATAAACCAGCAGCCGAAATCGTGGCAGTACGGTCATCAGATTGAATCAAAGAATTAACTTCTCTTTGATTAACTTCACCAATAACTGCATTTTTAGTTGAAGTGCTTGTCGTTTCACTCACTTCACCCGTATCAGCGTTATAAGTTCCACTAACAGACCGACGAATAGTAATACTTTGCCCCAATCCGGGGATACTATTCACATTGTCCATCGCTTTTTGCAAAGCGGCTGCAAAAGTCATCAGATCCGATAAGCAACAACAGAACCGCTGCTCAATGTGACGCTAGTGATAACACCTTCAATTGAACAATTCTGCTTTAGTGCTATTGAAGTCAGGGTGTTGCCAGTGATATCAGCAGCAACAAGAGTTCCAATAACTGAATCTTCTAGTGCTTTTACACACCCAAAACGACCTGTATGGGCAGCAGTGTCGCTGATGTATTCTGCGCCGGAATAAGTAACCATGATTAGCTCCGTTTAATGGCTATGTTACCGGGTCCAGAAATGCGGAGCCCAGTCATATATCTTTCCACCATAGGCGGGATATTGTCAGCCCAAACCGGGCCCCATCTATATGGAGATACAGCAACGCCCCCAACTCCAACCCGTGAATAAGCTTCGAGCCCTGTCAGATTCAATGCGCTTTTATTGTTGTTGAGATAAGACGCCAAAATCGCCTGTGCTTTCTTCAGTTGGTCCGGAATCTCTGTATCGGTGTAATAATCAGTAGTTAAACGAAACGGAAATCCAATTGAATACGTATTGATATAAGTGTCCGGCTTCCTCACACCAGTTCGCGGCCACTGCAATGCTTGAGTGCTGTTGATTCTTGAACCTAAAAATCTTTCACGGTCAAGACGTTGCGTTGCGGTATAAAGCGCACGATTCTTCTGATCTGTTGTTGCAGTTGCCCAAGCCGTGATGTCGTCGTCTTCGACGAGACCATCAATCAGTGTTTGTGCGTCAGCTAGTTCGAGATAACTGTTTGCGTTCGCCGCTCCGACTGTCGCAACTATCGTGATCGCCATCAGGTTTTACCTTCGGTTTACGTTTGCGCTTTAGCTTAGGAGCAGGAATAGAGGCCGCTTCAGCAGCAGCCTCACGTTCCTTTGCTCTCCGAAAAGAGAACATGCCCATCAGCTAGATGCGCCCTTTAGAGCTACAAAGTTCAACACAATTGCTTGGCTCAAAGCACCGCCGGAAACATTCCCAACAGTCACTTTGAAAGAGCCAGCCGCAACGGCTGTTACTGAAACCACGTAAGCGCCTGCGGTGCCTGCACTTGCATGGTTAATAACAACAACGTCTGTTGCTGAAACTGTGTCGTTAGTCACTGTGAAAGTAACTTCTGCACCATCAGCTAGCGCAGCGTTATTCATAGTGATCTGACCAGAAGCCGCATTTGCGACGACAGTCGTACCTTTGTTTGTAGCCTGAGTGACTGTTGTTCCAACAGTCGGGCCGACAAGTTTGCCGGCTGTTACTTCAAAAATGGATGCCATAGTTAGTTACCTCTAGTCGTAATTGGAGACAACAGTAGCTCTGGCAACTCCAAGGTTCTTGTTTTCAAAAACTTTGGACCAGTTTGAGGCGGTAGCTAGTTGTGCAACAGTCGGGTTGACTGTAGTCACAGCGTACTTAGTACCTGCTACGTGATAGCAGTAGTGAGCGTCGTAGCTGATTGCGTCGCTCTTGCTCAAGATATCTCTATCTTGTTCCACGTCGAGCTCTGCTTGCTCTCCGCTTCCTATGCTTCCTGGCTTAAAGAAATAAGCGGCATATTCAGTAGAAGCGCCAGACCCTGTTGTAGTCACATTGTCGGAAACAATTACGTTCAAACCGCAGAAGGTTGGAACACGACCGTCGCCAGCAAATGCGCCTGAATATGTTCCGCCTGACTGAGTTGTGGTTGTACCACGGGCGTCAGCAGTAGAAACGTAATCAATAAGCTTGCGCTCAACTAAGTCGTAATAAGTTGCGCTGTGGATAGCGACGGCGGAAAGCTTGTCGCCTTGCTCGCCGAACTTATTCCGTGCAGCAGCAACAGTCCTTGCACTCAAAACAGTCGGTGTGTCACCGCTTTCTGAGTCAAGACTCATGCCGAAAAGGGCACTGCTTGAGTTGTTGTTGTTCAGAGAACCGAACACGCCTTCAAGAACAGCAAGAAGATCTTTCTGCCTTTGGTTGGCAATGTATGCAGCAAGCTTGTTGCCGATAGCACTCATGGCATCCGATCCAGCGGCAATCGAGGCGAGGTCCCTCGCTTCGAAAGCACGACCTCGATGCAGTTGCACCGCAATCTGTTTGCCGGTTGAGATCTTGCCAGGTGTCAAGCTTGTGCTATCTGTTAATACTTCCTGGTCGCCGGCAAGGTTGGCTGACCAGAACGGTGCGTTAATGAAATCACCGCCTTCCTTAGCATTCAAATCCGCTAGAGGCTGCACAATTCCCGACTGTAAAAACTTATCGAGATTGGTGGTTGCTTCTGTGATATACGGAATGAAAACCTCGGGGACGATAATGTCGCTCCTGAGAGTTGCCATTAGATCCTGTGAGATTGTTTACAGTTGGGCACAGCCCTAGCTCACAGGGGCACAGCCCACTCATGAGTCATTAACAATATATTAACGACTCGCAGCAGCTTTTAATCTTTCATACATATCACGATCTCTCAAATACAACCTTGATTGTTCACTTAGATTAAAATCAGCAACTGAAAATGGGTTTTTAGTTCCCGGTGGAACACCTGCACCAGAAGATCTGCCGACTGGAGCGCCGCCACCTTGAGGCGTTGATTGTTTTACAACCCATTTGAATTTATCTGATCCGGCCAATATCTTTTCAACTGCTTCTTTTACAGGCAAACGGTCATACCCATTAACAAGACAAACAGTGCCATCTTCTTGTACCTCGAAATTATCCCGACCTAATGCATTCATCGCATAGTCGGTGTCATGAACGAGCGGTGCCAACGCCGAAAGTGCTGGGGCGATAAGCTCCAAGTCTTTGATTTTTGTTTCAAGTTCTTTAATCCGCTCGTCTTTTTCTTTTGTGGCCTCTCTGAACTGTTGCTCCAAAGCCTGACGAGCCTTTGCATAGTCTCCTTTTGCTTCTAACTCAGTCTGCTCCGCATTTCGCTTGAACTCAATGAGTGAATCTACGTCTGTTCCTTCACCAAGAGACTCTAAAGATTTTTCGATCTTTACGTAGCGTCTTTTTTCTTCGAGCAACTCTTTGTTTTTTCGGTTGGTTGCGTCGATTTGTTGTCTGAGGTTTTGAATGTCCTCGTTGTCCTCGAGAGGCACAGCCTCTTGAACTTGATTTTCAGCCATGAATAACCCACAGGGTCAATTGTTGGTTTAAATTAGCATTGATTTCAAACAACCCCAATGCCTACACCAATCATTAGAGAAGAAGGCTTCACTGTTCGCGAATTAAAAGAACTCCTTGCATCCGTTCCTGATGTCAACGGCGAAGGTGAAGAAAACATGGTTTATGTCACAACTGGCAACCTCATGGCAGATGTCATCACCCTCGGTAAGGCCGATAGTGCGGATGACATCATGCTGATCCCTGGTTTCTGGCATGAAGTAATGACTTCAGAAGAAACCCTCGATGTTTTCTTGGAGGAGGATTAACCCTTCCTCTCCTTTCTCTTCTTAGCCTTTTCGGCTGCTTTCCTTGCCGCTGTTTGTGCTCTTGTCGCCGCTGCTTTCTTCCGTCCCGCTAAATGTTTCCGGAGAAGCGGTTTTTGTTGGCCGAGAGCCTCAGCCTTGTACTGAGCACGTTGTTTCTTCTCTGAAATCTTCGCTTTTGCTGCACCCTTATTCGTCATCTTATTTGTGACGCGGGTTAATCGACTTTTGGCACCAGTTCTTGCATTAAACGCCTTTTCTTTCTTTGCACCGGCAATTATCGCCTTGTCTGTCGCTTTTTCCGTCCAATTTGCCCTACTCGCTTTCTTGCCCAGAACCGCAGATGACCTGGTCGCCGATTTGAACGATCTTTCCGCCCCTCTTAGTTTCGATGTTGCCTTCTTGTACTTAGCCTTCGCTAGGCGACCTTTGCCGGAAGCTTTGCTTACCTTTCCTTGACGGGTATATTTTGCAGTTTTGCCAAATGAACTTGAAGCCTTAGTAGCTGCTGTCTTCTTGGTAGCTGCTTTCTTTTTAGTTGCGGCCCTCTTCTTCGCACCCTTAAATTCACTACCCCTTTCCATCTTGTTATAACTTTTCTTCAGGTCGATTTTTGCCCTGATCTTTTGAGCTTTCGTTTTAGAGCCTGCTCTCGGTTGCTTCGTCCGTTGTGGCGAATTGAACCCTGTATTACTTCGGTAAGCCGGTTTGCCGGTCTGCTTTTTGATGACCCTCTTACGTCCCGTATCAGTCCGCCCCTTGCGGTCTACACTGCTCGCCTTCTTATACGCTGCCCTCGCTGTACGGCCCTTAGTTGCTTTGCTCCTGAATGATTGCTTGCGTCTTGATGCAGTCTGAGATCTTAGGCCCTTCTTGATACCTGAACCGGCGGCCTTGCCCTTGCCTGTCAGCTTATTCGTGACGCGGGTCAATTGTCCTTTTTTCTGACTAATTGACTTGCCGTAAGTCTTCCTTATCTTCTGTCTTGAAACTGTCGATCTGCCTACTGCCCTGTTTTTCTTGGCTTGCGCGTCCCTATTCTTTAAAGTGGTTGCCATACTCCTTTTCTTTTCTCTTAACCCGCTCGCTGCCGACTTGTATTTTGCCTTCGCGCCTCGTCCTGCCGTCGATTTACTAAGCTTGCCGGCCCGTTTACCCCCGCCGCCTTTCGCTGCAAAACGTCCGCTCTTATCCCTTACGTATCTACGGGCCATGACCTAACAAATCAACATTGTTTAGATGTTAGCCGAAATATTTTTTCACTAATGCAAGATCTTCTTCGCTATCGCTTGCAACGATCAAAACTTCGACATACATCCCGATCTTTGTCTTCTTTGGCCCTCTCGCATCACGATATTTCACATAAAGCTTCCTAGGGACATCTTTATCCCTTGGCCACGCAGAAATAAAAGACAGCTCATCCATCCTTAAATAGGAGCCTTCAATGCTGTAGTCATAGCATCATCCACCCATTTGTACGCTTCAGGTGCTGCATCTTTTAACGCTACAGGATCAAAAATATACTGCACAAAAGTTTCGGCAAATTGCTCCATTACATTCTTTTGACCGTATGTACTAGGTATCCACGTTCCTGTAAGGACTTCCGTATCGAGAGAATCTTTTAATACTCTCGCTCCATCCCAAGTGAGTTTTGTCCTGCCGGCAGCAAAATGAACCTGATGCCCTAATTCATGGATAAACGTGCTAATCCAGCTCAACGGCGCTTCAACACTTTTCTCGTTTTTAGTAAGGCGCCAAAGACCTTCCGTGGCATGTTCCAACGGTTTGCCCTTAGAAGAGGCAACAATGCTTTCTCTCACAGCCTTTCTAACTTCTAAAAGTCTCTTTGATGTGAGCGGTCGATGGTATGCGTGCGCTCTCATCACAATTTGATTTGAACCTTGAATCGTGAAACCCATAACGCCGGATTTACTCCCTGTCAGCCCCAAGCTTTCTTTTATTGTCGGGCCAGGCCTGCCTTGCTTTATCTCTTTTAAAATATTTTTGACTCGGGTTAAGCCAATCTGTGTCCTTAATTTATTTGCTTTACTTACACCCTTAGTTCCTCTCGCAAGACCTAAGACCATACTCTTCTCAAGCTGTTTATTCCCTATCAGATGCTGCATACTTTGTTCTCCACTGGTCTGCCATGAAGCAAAAATTTGTCTCTGTCTAACGAATTGCCCTAATTTCTTAGCTCCTTCACTCGCTTCATCCATGTCTGTCTCAAGCAAATCGAAAGCTCGAGCAACATCTTTGCTTTGAATGCGGTTTTCAGCCGCTATTCCCTGTAAGCCTCCCATTGTTGGAAGTTCTTCACCTCTAAGCCTCTTGGCTATTCGTTCAGCAGAGGCTTGCGTCGGAACAGCAGGCACCGCAAGATTTTTGATTAGTTCTGCTATCGCTTTTTCCTTTAATTTATAAGCCTCCCTAATCTCTTCAAGGGTTTTTTCCGAGCCGTCTGTTCTGACCAGTTTCACAATGGAATCATTCGCCG